AAATAAATACATTACTATAGAATCAACAGGTGGTGGAACAACTCCAGATAAAGACACAATTTATGATTTCCCATATGCAGATGAAATGGTTGAAGTAGCAACAACGTATTGGAGAGCTTGTACAGATGAATATGTAAGTGGGAAGGCATTTAGCCAGGGCTTAACTTATAGAAGTAGCGCAACTCCATATTCAGGAAGTTGCGTAGCCACTTTAGACGTTGCAAATTCGCTATTTGAAAAGGTAACAGATAAACAAGGTAATAGTAAGCATTATAAAGCAATTGATTGTAGTAGTCTTTCATTAGCAACTACAAAAGGGCATACTTACAAAGATGGTCCATACGGAAGTAAAGAAAATTTTGCAGCTTATAGACAAGATAGGTTACAAAAGAATAATAGCTACGACTGGACTTTTAATATGGTAAAAGCAGACGGAACATTAGCAAGAGATGCTGCATCTCAAGCCGAATATTTTGATAGAGTAGGATTAGGAATAGTATACTACAGAAATGTAGATACAGGGAAAACTTACGGAAGCATAGGCTCAGCATCAGACAACTTCGCTCAACTAAAAAAAGGGGACTTGATTTTCTACGCTAAAAAGTTAAACGGACAATATAAACAACCAGATCGTTACATGAAAGTGTCTCACGTTTCGATTTGCTACGGAAATGGTGAAAGTTCGGGTAAAAAATCAGTAATAGAAAGCACAAACATTACGACTAAAGTACATACCCTTCCAGATGGGAAAACTACAGTAAATGCTGGAGTAAGGATTGTAACATTAGAAGGAAATTATGGATATACAGATGATATTGTAATGGTAGTTAGACCTCAACCTAGCCACTATAATGGAAATATTCCAGGAGGTGGAACAGAAAGTGGAGGTACTGGCGGAGGTACAACAGGTGACGGAGTAACTGATACAGGTACTACAGAATATACAAATTGTGTTTCAGAACAAGGTACAATAGACGGCAATAAATATGTATATAAATTAAAACAATGTAAAATAACTGCATATGGTGGAGACAGTGGAAGTGCTTGTAATATACCATTGAATTTAGGTCGTACTTGTGGTTCATTCAACCTTCCGTATGGAACAAAAGTCTACATTCCAAGCCTTAAAGGTAAAAGTATTACAGACGGAAATGGAAAAACAGTAACTTGTGATGGTATATTTACAGTAAACGATACGGGTGTCGGCGGAACAGACTTTGACCTTTACATGAGTACTAAGTCAGATACAAATGCAGAAAGTGTATTTGGAAATACAAGAAGAGAAGATGTTTACATTCTAAGTTATGGAAGTGGTTATGGATATGCTTGGAGTTATACTAAATCTTATGAATGGGCATATAAAAATGGCACATTAAGTGCATATAAGGTAGCTTTCAAAGATTACATTAAGTACGGAGGTACATTAATAAACTTCCTTAAATTCAAGTCAGATGATAAGAATATAAGAAATTCAACTTATTGGAGCATATTAAACAGTTAATAGGAGGTGTTAACTTGATTAAGTATGATTATGAAATAACTGTAAATGGAAATCAAGCAAAATTAAATAAAGACATATATTTATTCAGAGGAAATAAGAATGTACATTATTATTTTGCTGTAAAAAATGCTTCTTTTAATTTTAAAGGAAGTACAGATTTAATAGAAAAAACAAACGCAATAAACGCAGCTGTAACGGTTATAAAACCGAATAATGTAGAAGTAGCAAGTGCAATTGCAAAAGTTGAAAATGGGAAAATACACCTTAAGGTAACAGAAGATCTAATCGATGAAGAAGTAGAAGTCGGAGATTTTGATTTGGTATTTGATTTGTTCGATGATACTGACGGGGCAGTAACAATTCCAAAAGTAATAGGACAATTCCATGTACTAGAAAGACCATGCACAACTCCCATTTCCGAATTGGTAGCAACTAACACAACAAATGAAGTAGACCAGGCTCTAACGGATTATGCTATTGTTACTTATGCAGAGCCTGTAGCTTCTACAAATGCAGACGGAACTTTTGCTAAAAAAACATGGGTAGCAAAAGAAAAAATTACAACAGCAGAGTTAAACAGAATGGAAGAAGGTATAAGCGATGTTAGTTCGCAATGTAAAGATATTGAGAATAAAATGGATGAAATAAGTAACCCATTTAGCATAAATTCTTTTTCAGTTACGCCTTCTGTAGCTCAAAAAGGTAGTACTATTAATGTTACTGCTAAATGGTCTTACAACAAAGATATCAATAGTCAAAAGCTTAACAATGCCACACTAGATGCAACATTAAGAGAAAAAACTTTTTCTGGTGTAAATGCGGATGTAACTTATACATTAACAGCTATATCTACTAACAATATATCTAAAGCTAAGAGCGGAACTGTCAAGTTCTACAATGGAATATATTACGGGAAATCTACTAGTACAACATATGATTCTACATTAATAAGTAGCTTAACTAAAACACTATCTGATTCTAAAGCTAGAACTATTACTGTAAATGCAGGTACGGGAGAATATATATATTATTGTTTACCTACAAGACTAGGAACTCCAAATTTTAATGTCGGAGGCTTTGATGGTGGATTTGATAAAGTTAAGACTGTAAGTTTTACAAACTCCGATGGATATACAGAAAATTATGATATATATAAATCTAATAATGCAAATTTAGGAAATACTACAATAGTTATAAAATAATAAAAATATTGGAGGGAAAAAGATGAGCGTAGAGGTTATAGACAAATTAAAACAGAAAAATAATGGCACTTTTAAGATAATTGATTTAGATGATGTCGATTATGATGGGACAGGGAAAAGTGCAAAAGAGGCGCTAGATGAAAAATCAACTACTGCAATAGATGACAATTCTACTACAGCGACAGATAAAACATTGAGCGTTAAAAAAATACATGCATTAGTTGAACAATGTGTACAAAAAGAGGAAGGTAAAAAATTAAGTAGCAACGATTACACTACTGCTGAGAAAGAAAAGTTATCAGCATTAGAAAATTATGACGACACAGAAATAAAAAGTAATATACAAACACAAAAAACTAGAATAGATAATCTATCTACCTTACAAGAAGGTAGTACAACTGGAGATGCTGAGTTAATAGATGCAAGAATTGATGCAGATGGTAATACTTATAGTAATGTAGGAAATAATATAAGAAATAATCAAAAAAAAATAAAGGATGAAATTAAAAGTATTAGTTATACTAATCTCAACAAGGATAGTATAACTAATAATCTATTAGAAGACACTTCTTTTACAGAAGGGTATTTTATACATTCAAACGGAACAATACAAACAAATAAATATTATTCGTATAGTGATTATATAGATGTTAGTGATTTCAATGTATGTGCATTCATGTCATTAGCTAATGACACAACTTTCAATCAAAATTGTGGAGCATTTTTTACAGATACCAAGGAATATATATCAGGAATAAAAATATTATCGGCTGAAATGTCAAATATAAATGAAAGGGAGATTGAAATTCCCGAAAATTGTAAATATATAGTTTTTAATGTAACTAATAGTATGAAAGATAAATGTTATTTAAAAGGTATTGGTGGTAAAAAAGAATTAAATTGGTTAAAAGTTACTGAAAGTAATCTTAATGATGGATTAGCACTAAAATTTAAAAAACCCTGGGAAGGTAAAAAAGTTACTATCTATGGAGATAGTTTAACTCAGATAAATGACTGGAAAGGGAATACTACTTCATGGGCAAGTTACTTGAGTGAATATTGTGGATTTTCTGAAGTTGTGAATAAAGGAATAGGTGGTTCAACTATTGTTCCTGGTACAATACCAAATAAAACTAATGACTTTTATACTAGAATTACGACACAAAATGATTCTAATACAGATTTATTTATAATTTTCGGTGGTATGAATGACTATTTATTTAATAGTACACTAGGAGATTCAAATGAAGTCGCTGGAAATACAACACTATGTAACACCGTAAAGTCTATTTGTGAACATATACAAACAAAATATCCAAAAGCTCAAATTTTATTCATCTTGCCACCATATGGAACTCCAGAATCGACAACTAAAAATAGCATAAAAACAATAAATACATTAATAGAAGATAGTATTGAAATATATGGAGTATCTGTATTAAATTTATACAAAGATGGAGATATTAATGTAAAAAATTCAGCATATAAATCTTTGTATTATTATGATGGAGTACACTATAATGATTTAGGACATGAAAGAATTGCGAAAAATAGAATTATTCCGAAAATAAACAACATGATTTCATAATTAGAAATTGGTTTAAATTTTTTTTATAATATCTTAGTTCGCAATTTAAAAATATTGTGTACTTATTTATATAAAAAATAGAGGTGAGAATATGGAATTTAAGCCTAGAGAATTAATAGGATATACAGGGGAATCTTGCCCTAAATGTGGTCGTGTAAGAGTAGAAGAATATACAGATGGAACTAAAGTATGTGAAAAATGTGAATGGAATCTAACTCTAAATGACTATGACTATGAGTATGAAGAAAAAATGGATGAGTATTTCTTGAAACAACATGAAATGAAATAAAATAAGTTAACTTGAAAGGAGTGATTAACATGTAAAATTTAAAAAATACAAGAAAAAATTAAAAAAACTACATACAACGTATAATAAAAATATTATGAACTAATTTACCAAGTAAGTAAGATCATAGAGCAGTTAAAAAATGGTATTTAAACCAACTTATAGTATAATAACTGTAAGGGGGTGAAAAAGATGTAAAATGTGAGAATACAAAAAATAAAAACAACTATATAATTAAAAAAACTAAATCTATTTTAAAAAGGACTGTAGCGGTACAGTCCTTTTTTATTTACAGAAAGGAATTTTGCATGAATGATGAATGGTTAAAAGACACACTAAAGAGACACGATGAAAGGCTGCAAAGACATTCTGAAAGAATAGACAAACTAGAAAATACACAGTCTGAAATGGCAGTAAAAATAGAAAATCTATGCAATACTATAGACAAATTAGCAAGCAACTTAAACAAACTAACTTATGCAATTATAACAGCATTGGTTAGTTTTTTCTTTTATGCAATACAAAATAATTTATTTAATTAATAGGAGGTAGTAAGATGAAATTTAATATCAAAGAACAAATAAAAAATAAATACTTTTGGGTATCAGTGGTTTCACTTATAGTTTTAACTGCTCAACAATTCAATTTAACTTTTATTCCAGCTAATTTCCAAGATTATGTCAATTCAGTACTTCCTATATTAGTAGCTATGGGAATATTAAACAATAATGCTACTCCAGGAGTTGGGGAATAAGAATAGGTATAAATACTTTATAAGATAACGGTAAGGCGCTTAGAAAGTCGATAGGAAGGTCGATTTTTTAAGCATCTTTTATTTTCAGAAAAGGAAGTGTTATTATGAGTAAAAAATATTTAGTAGCTATAGATGCAGGACATGGTATGCATACAGAAGGTAAACAATCAGTACCAATGTCAAAAAATTTGTATATAGATAATGAATTAGTAAGAGCAAAAGGAAAGATCATAAAAGAAAATGAATGGAACAGAGGTGTAAGTGAATACCTAGCTGCTGCACTAAAAAGATGTGGTATAGATACAATGTTTACTGCAGATATGACAGGTAAAACAGATATTGCCTTGTCTACTAGAGCAAGTAAAGCTAATAAAGCTAAAGCAGATATATTAATTTCAAATCACTATAATGCAATAGGAAGCTGTGCTAAATGGCAAACTCGAGTTAAAGGGTTATTAGTATTAAGAACTAAAAATTGTTCTGAAAAATCTATAAAATTAGGAAAATTAGCAGTTAAGCATCTTAAAAAAGACATAGACTATGAATATAGTTATGGTTTAATGCGCGATGTAGATATGAGTGGATTTACATTAGCTATACTTAGACAAACAACAATGCCAGCAATATTAATCGAGTATGGTTTTATGGATTATTGGAATGAAGCAAAACTTATGCTTGATAAAAAACATCAAGAAAAATGTGCTGAAGCAGTTTGTAAGTCAGTATGTGAATATTTCGGAGTAACTTATATAGCAGAAAAGCAAGAAGCTAATAAAACTAAGTATGTTAGAATATTACAAGATATAAACATACATAGCAAACCAGATTTTGATGCTGCTAATGTAATAGGTAAAGTTACTGCTGGTGGAGCTTATACTGTAGTAGAAACTATAAAAAGAACTGGAACAGATATGTATAAACTAAAATCAGGAGTATATATAACAGCATCACCAAAATATGTAGAAGTGTTTTATAAATAGGATTATCGGACGCGACCGATAGCGACCGATAGCGACCGATAGCGACCGATAGCGACCGATAATGTATAAATATTTCAAATACAGTCGATACTTCTAATAAAGGAGGTGTCGGCCATGAAAAAAATAGCATTGGAAATAACAGGGCGCATTGCATATCTAGGAATTGGAGTAGCAAGTGCTATATTAATAATGATGTAATGGTAGGCCAAGGGATTATCCCTTAGCCTATTATAATTTACTAGCTTTGTACTGATAGTTAACCTTTTTATAAAAAAATGATAAAAAGCTTGTCCACGTATATTTTTGAATTTATATGATATTAAAATTAAACTGGATAAATGAAAAATTAAAATATAAAAAAATGCTATACCCAAAATACGAAATATATAATAAATAAATATAAGTAAAATATAAAAAATCTAAAAAAAGTGTATAAAAATTTTTAAACTGGAAATAATATAAGTATAATAAATAAGAATTAAATATAAATATATCCCTGATACTTTAGTTATTTTTAATATAAAATTCAAACGGGAAAAAATAACTAAAAATAAAAGATGGGGGAGTTTGCGCGGCGGGGCCAATAAATAAAAAGAAATTGGCGCTGCTTTTTATTTATTTAAACCACTCGATTGTACAAGCCTAACTCTAGCGATATCAACAAAAAATAGTGTGAAGCACAAAAAACACACTTCACATAATCAATCACATAGTTAATCAAATAAATTTCACAAAGTAGTCAAATATGTGAACCGTATTGCATATATATTAAATATAAAAAGAAAAAGGGGGAAAATAATATGCAAGAACGAGATTTAAAAATTTTAAGTTTTTTAACTATGTGTAGAATATGTACTAGAAAACAAGTACAGGAATTATTATTTCCAGATGTACATGAAAATATACCACTTAGAAGATTAAAAAAATTAACTGATGAAGGTTATATAAATAGAAAGATGTTTAATGTAGAAGGTACTAAGAATATGTACGTATATTATCTAGATAAACAACCAAAAAAGAAATTGATAACGCATGATCTTTATATAACTAATTTTCTTATAAAAATTATAAAGAATAATTATGAAATTATAGAATTTAAAAAAAGTCCGCAAATAGGGAACATTATCCCAGATGCATATCTAAAAATAAAAAAAGAAAATAAAGTAAAAAGAATATTATTAGAAGTACAAATAAGTCCAAATGATTGTTTAAAAAAATACAAAGACATTAAGAATATAGTAATAGATAATACAAATTGGCCTGTTATGCCTATTCTATATGTAGTAAATAATCAAGGGTTAGATAAGAAACTAAAAAACATAAAAGTAATATATGATAATTGTAAAATAGAAAAGGTGGGTGATATATTTGATTAATCTATTAGTAGATAGTATATTTAATGCTGCTAAAGCAATAGAGAATATAGTATTTAAAAAGAAGTATAATTGGGATAAATTATTTTATGAACTTGGTTTATGTAATAGAAGTGGAGAATATCCTATACTACATCATCAATATAAAGATAATAATTTTTATTTCACTATTCCGACAGGCCTTTCAGTAAATGACTTTATGAAATATAAAATAGAGATAGCAACTTTTCTAAAAGTAAATTCAGATAAATTAAAAATAGAGTATAAAAATACATTAATATTAATTCATATAAATAACAATGATGAAAAATATAATTATAATGATTTTTGCTTTGACGATAAAAAGGGAGTTCCAGTTGGAATCGATTTAGATACACATAACATTGTTTACTGGTATTATAAATCAGCAAATGAATGTCACCTATTAATTGCAGGGGCGACAGGTTCAGGCAAATCAGTTTGTTTAGATGTAATTGTAAATAATTTAATAAAGAGAAAAAATATAGATTTGTATATTCAAGATACAAAATTAATAGATCTGTATCAATATAAAAATAAATGTAAGTATTATGGTGAAGGTAAAGATGGTATAGAGGATATTATGGAAGAGTTAATAGAAGAAATGAATAGAAGATATAAAACTTTAAGAAGAAATAAAGATAGAAGATATAAAGATATATTCTTAATAATAGAAGAGTTAGCGAGTTTTAATCCAAAGGTAGATAAGGAATTTTATAGATTACTAGGAGAGTTATTAGCAAAAGGTAGAGCAGCAAGCATTTATGTTATACTGACAACACAAACACCTTATGCTGAAATATTACCGGGAGCATTAAAATCTAATATTAATACGAAAATTGGATTAAAAGCAAATACAAAAGAAGCATCGAAGATAATATCAGGAGATTATGAAGCTTTAATGAATCTTAGGGGAAAAGGACATGGAAAGATTTTTACAGGAAATAGTGTAAGAGAGATACAATGCTTTAATATAAAAGAAGCATCTACTGCTGCAACAGTAAATGCTCCAGATAGTAATAAGGCCAACAGAACCGAAAAAACTATCTAATAATATTATAATAGTATACAGAAAGAAGTACAAATAATTTTTAATGTACTTCTTTCTATTTTAGTGCTTGTACTAAATAACATTAACCAGGTGGTGATAGCAACTTAGTACAAGTAAATGTGTAAAAAAAATTATAAAAATTTAATGTCAATATTATAATTTCCATCAATAGTTATAACATCGATAAAAGAGGACCAAAATCTTTTACGTTCAGTTGCATCTAAATTATAATATATAGTTTCTATATTATCTAATATAGAAAGTACCTTATCGGCATCTTTAGGGGCTACTTTTGTAACTTCTTTACTTTCTATTTCTTTTAAAGCCTGAGTAAATATAGCATAATCTTTTTTATAATCTTCTAATGAAATTAAGTCATTTAGATATAATTCTCTTAATTTATCTATTTTCTTTTGAATTTTTGATTTATTTTGAGAAACATCAATAGAGTTTGTTTTTTTTGAAGAAACGTCAAAAGAATACAGATAATTTTTATATTCTTCAACTATACAACTCAAAAGCATTTTTTCAAGTTTTTTTTCATTTATAGATTTTTTCTGATCACAATCTTTATAGATACTGTATCTATTACATCTATATGTCTTTATTACATTTTTACCACTTCTATTACTATAATGCCCAACAATTTTATAACCACAGTGTGAGCATCGTAAAAGGCCACTAAAAATATAAGTTTCCTTTCTATTATTAGATGTATATTGTTTATTATTTTTTAATATCCTTTGAACATTATTAAATTGTTCTAAAGAAATAATTGGTTCACAGTAATTTTCTTTATAATAGTTTTTAGATTTATAAGTTCCAGTATAAATTACATTTTTTAACAATTTACTAAAACTTCTAAGGCTTGTAGGCTGATTATAAACAGTATTTATTTGAATAAAAGCAGCACGAGCCGACATTAATTCTTCAACTAAATCGAAACTTTTTTTTACAACCCAAGCAGTATTTTCATCAATTGCTAACTTTTTATCTACAATTTTATAACCCTTTGGAACACTACCAGATATAACTTCATTCCTTTCAATCTTGTATCTAAATATGTCTTTTATACGTTCAGATGTTTTATCCAGTTCTCTTTCGGCTAAAGATAATTTTAAGTTAAATGTAAATTTACCATCTGCAGTTGAAGTGTCTATATCATCTTCAAAGATTGCCTTCATACAGACATTATTATTTTTAAATTTTTCATCTAATAAATTAGCATCTATTATATTTCTGCTTAATCTATCTAATTTTGTAAAAAGAACTATATCGAATTTATCAAGATCTGATAATAGATTTTGTAATCCTTGTCTTTTTGTGTTTTTAGCGGTTAAACCTTCATCAATATAAAATTTATATATTTTATAATTATTTCTTTTACAATATTGCTTCAAATCTTCTTTTTGTGCTTCTATAGATAATCCATGAAGCTTTTGTTCTTCATGAGATACTCTACAATAGCAAGCAGCTTTTTTAACTATTGTTTCCATTATGATTACCCCTTTGCTAAATGTTATAGTATATAAATATTTTAAACAATAAATTTTGGATTTACTCATAAAATATAATTTTTTTAAAAAAATTTTTTAATAAGTTACTTTTTAGTTATAAATAAATAAGCAGATTTCTATCATATAAAAACGCCAATTTTGGGGAGACTAAAATGAACGAAAGGAAAAAGGATATGATAGAAATTAAAATACGTGAAATGCGAGATAAAAAAAGAATATCTTTAAGAACATTAAGTAGAAAAACAAAGATAAGTATAGGGGCATTAAATAATTATGAAAATAATAAAACAAGTCCAACATTAGATAATATTGAAGAAATAGCAAAAGCACTTAATTGCAAAATAAATGATTTATTTGAGTCAGAATTCAAGTAAATAAAAAAAGTGTTCACATATATGAACACTTTGGGAAAATTGTAGAAAAAGAGAGAAAATATAACTACAATCAAACTATATAAAATAAAACAAAAATTCAAAGTTGCACGATTAAAAAAAAAGATTTAAAATTATAATTATATCGAACATATGTTCTAAGTAAATTTAAATAGGGGGATTTAGAATGGATAAAAAGGTAGATAAAAAAGAAAATAATTATAAAAAAGAAAAAGATTTATATACAGAAACAATAATAAAAATGATGAAAAATATGAATGAAATTGAAAAGAAGAGAATATATAAATTTGTATCATATGTTTATAATAAAAAATAAGTCCAGGAAGCTGGACTTATTTTTTTATTCCGATTCTTTTTTTATTTCTAGAAATCTATCAATTATTTTTTCTAGTGTTTCTAATTCATCTTCGCTCAAAGAAGCAAAAGTTTTAAATAAGTTTTTATGAAAATTATTCTCCCCTGTCATTATATACTCAATCTTTCTTAAATAATCCTCATCATCTTTATCATTAGAAAACATTTCACCTTCACCAGTTGTAAGCCATATATAATCGACTTTAAATTCACTACAAGTTAATCTTATACTTGCTTCTTTTAAGTTATATTTTCCGTTTTCAATATCACTTACAGTATTTGCTTTTAAACCTATTTTTTCACCAAAATCCTTTTGAGTCATTTTTAAAGTTTTTCTTAAATATTTTAATCTTTCACCTTCATTCATGATATCACCTCTATATTAATAATATCGGAATACGAAAAAAAAATCAATAATTTTATTGACAAATATCGGAAATTGAAATAATATATAAGTATAAAATCGAAATGCGATAAAAAAGGGGGATAAAAAGATGAAAAACGAAAAAGAAAAAATAGAAAAAATAGCTGAAAAATTCATGTCATTAGACGAAAAATCAAAACAATTTGTCGCTGGATATATGTCAGCTAGAATTGAAGCAGCCGAGGAAATAAAAAAGCTTAAAGAAGAAATTAAGGCAATAAAGGCGAGTTAATCTCGCCTAAGGGGGAATACGAGTGAAAACTAAAAATGAACCTAGAGTAACATTTGTGAATGAACTTGACATAAATAAATTGATAAAAGGCTTAGAAAGTATATTAGGTAAAAAATACGATGTAGACATAAAAATAACGGTTACAAGGAAAAATCAGAGAGAGGAGGTTTAAAGATATGAAAAAGGTCGTAGAGTTTACATTTCAAGAAGCATCTGATTTAGAGTGTATTCTTTATATGCAAATAGAACAAATAGAAAAAGATATTAGAAGATATGAAGAAAAAATAAATAATACTTCTAAAGTTTACATAAAAGCAAGCTATAAAGATATGATTGACAAATCAAAAGAAAATAAAAAGCTTATAGAAAATCTATTGAGAAAAGTAAAAGAAGCTAAAATAACAAATTAGGGGGAAAAGATGATGAAACACCTAGAAGATTTGACAGTTAAAGAATTAAGACAAGCAGCAAAAGAACTAAATATAAAAGGAAGAAGCAAAATGAATAAGGCAGAATTAATTGAAGCCTTAAAGACAAGAGAACCAAAGAAAGAAAAAACAGAAGAAAAGACTAATCAAGAAGCTAATCAAAACACAGATCATAAAGTAGTAAGAAAAATAGTACAAAATAAAAATACAGATTCTAAAGGACTAATCAGAATATGGCACGATGTAGTGAGAACATTACCACCAGGAACACCAGTAACAGTTAAGATGTTTTCAGATGAAGATGTAATAAAAACATTTACTGGAAAACTTAAAGAAGGTAATAGAAAAAGAGATGATGGATTGCCAGATGTTTTTATAAAAATAAGAGCTAAAAAACCTTTCAATATACAACTTTACGATAACATTCAAGTATTTATGACAGAAAAAGATTATCAGAAAGCACGATATGGTGAGTAATTTTTATACTCTGAAATAAATTCTGAGTATTAAAGAGAAGGGGGAAAGATAAAAAATGGTAGTTTATTTCAAAGATGAGGAAACAATGGTTATAGAAACAGAAGGCAACAAAGTAGAAATCAAAATAAAAGATAAAAATCAAGATAAAAACTTGAAATTAGAGTTTGAAAAATAGCTAGAAAAATTAAAGTAAAATCAAGTCGAGAGTTGCACCAATCACGGTGTTTATCGACTTGATAATACTATTAACATTAGAACATATAACTAATAAATTTATTTATATTATTTATGATGTATGGGGGAAGTAAAAATGTCATATGTACAAAAGACAATAATATCTGGGAAGGTAGTAGAGGTTATCAAAAAATATGATAGAAGACACTCCCCAGGTAAACATACTAAATTTAATAAAAGTGATATTAGAGGACCAAAAGAAAATAAAACTACTGAACAACAAGAAAAAGTGAATTATAGACAAAAAGAATTAAAACTTACTAGACTATTAAATTGTAACTTTCAAGGTGGAGATTATCATATAGTTTTTTCTTATAAAGAAGATCTTAGACCAAATAGCATAGAAGAGTTAAAAGATGATAAAAAGAAGTTGCTAAGAAAAGTAAGAACTGAATATAAAAAACAAGGAAAAGAACTTAAATATATAGCAGTAGCGGAAGTAGGAAAAAGAAAAGCATTACATTTCCATTTTGTTGTTAATCAAATTGATACGAGTATATTCCAAAAATGTTGGACAAAAGGATTTATAAAAATAAGTCTATTAGATAATTCAGGACAATATAAAGATTTAGCGGCTTATTTATTAAAATATACTAAAACAAATAAAGAAGAAGCTAAACAACTTAATGGTGCTGCATGGAACAGTAGTAAAAATTTAGACAAGCCAGTTGTAAAAGTAAAAGTAATAACAAGAAGTCAATTTTTTAAAGAAGAAGTAACACAATCAAAAGAATATAAAGAGTATTACTTAGAAAAAGATAGTGTTTATACAGGCTTTAATGAGTTTACTGGTTATAAATTTTTTAAATACACACTAATTAGATTGAATTGATAGGGGGAATTGAGTTGAGTAAATATAGTAAAACATATTATCTAAGAGAAAAAAGAGAAGATTCCGAACAAATGCAAATTATAAATTACTGTAATAGTATGAGTGCATATATACCAGAATATGAAATGATTTATCATATACCGAATGAAGGTAAAAGAAAAAATGGGGCTAAGCTAAAAAGAATTGGATTAAGAAAAGGTGTGCCAGATTTGTGTATGCCAGTACCTCGAATGGGATTT